CTCGTCTAGTTGAAAAAATAGAAGAGAGGAAAAATAATTTAATTTATGAGGGAATTGTATTTGATGATTGGATAAATGCAACCTATGAAAATATGTTTATTATTCCTCGCTCTCAAATTATTACGATGATTGAATTAGATGAAAAAATAATTTCTTGCTATGAAGAGCATCTAGAAGATAAATTAAAATATAAAAAAACGAATCTGAAAGAACCTAAATCAAATACTAAAAGACAAAACCCTAAGAACCATGAAGGTTACTTAGGGTCTATTAAAGAAGCTAAAAGAATCTTAGAAGAGATATACAATAAATCTTGAAAGCGCCACATTGCTATTATATACTCTTTTACGGGTTGTGTCAAGCCCCTTTACAATCCCCGTTGGATGTGTTACAATACTAACACCAACGGATACAACCAATGTTAACAGTCGAAAAACCGATGGGTAGAAGAACAACCAAAGAAAATTACGTTAATAACCGTGAGTTTCTCGATGCCCTGATGGTGTATCGACAGCAGGTTGCTGCTGCAAAACAAGCAGACTTACCCAAGCCAAAGGTTCCCAACTATATTGGGGAATGCTTCTTGAAGATTGCTACACACCTATCATACAAACCTAACTTTGTCAACTACATGTTTAGGGATGATATGATTTGTGATGGTATCGAAAACTGTCTTCAGTATATTGATAACTTTAATCCAGAAAAGTCTACTAACCCATTTGCGTATTTTACTCAGATTATTTACTACGCTTTTCTTCGTAGGATTCAAAGAGAGAAGAAGCAGCTAGAAATCAAAACCAAGATTCTTGAAAGGTCAGGGTTTGATGAAGTTTTGCATATGGACAGTCACAGCGGTGACATGTATGGTTATAATAGTAGCAGTGCTGACATGAACAGCATCAAAGAAAACCTTGAAATGCGAAGCAAGCGATGACCGTAGCTCTTATTACTGACCAGCACCTTGACGGAAGAAAAGGTAGCGTAGCGTTTTGGGAATACTTCAAGAAGTTCTATGATGATGTGTTCTTTCCTACGCTGGAAAAGCACAACATTAAAACGGTTATTGACTTAGGGGATACCTTTGACAATCGCAAAGGCATTGACTTTAATGTTTGGAACCGTGTGCGTCAACATTATTTCCAACGCCTAGAAGATATGGGTGTCTTCGTTCATATGATTCTTGGTAATCATTGTGTCTATTACAAGAACACTAACGAGATTAACTCACCAGAACTTCTACTCAAGGACTTCAGCAACATCGAAATCTACGCTCACCCAGAGACAGTAATGATTGATGGTGCTAAGATTCTGATGTTGCCTTGGATTAATTCTCAGAACTATGAAGAAACCATGAAGCATATTGAAGGAACCAGTGCTGAGATTGCAATGGGTCACTTAGAGCTAGATGGTTTCGAAGTAACGCCTGGACTTAAACATGAAGGTGGTATGAATCCACAAATCTTCTCCAAGTTTAAACAAGTATTCTCTGGGCACTATCACCACAAATCATCCAGAGGTAACATCACATATCTGGGCAATCCTTACCAGATGTATTGGAATGACTACAAGGATGAGCGAGGATTTCACCTTTATGAACCGACAACAAATAAACTCAAGCGGGTCAAGAACCCTTATGAGATTTTCCAGAAAATCTATTATAATGATTCTACTGGTTCTCATCTCAGCTTCGATACCTCTGAGTGTGCAAATTCTTTTGTCAAGATTATCGTAGAAGATAAGAAAGACTATCTAGAGTTTGAAAAGTTTGTTGACTCTGTGTTTGCTACACAACCCCATGATGTTAAAATTATTGAAACTCTTGTCAATGATTCATTCATGGAAGAAGAAGAAATCAGCGAAGTCAAAGATACTCTAACACTTCTCAATGAATATATTGATGAAGTAGAGTTAACCGTAGACAAAACAAAACTCAAGAATATTATGAAGTCACTATATATTGAGAGTTGTGAGGTAGTGTAAATGTTTCTTATCACTCTCCAAGAACATCCAGATGGGGTTTATTCGGTCCTTGACGATGAGGGTGATCATGTAGTATACTTCTTTCGAGATGAAGACGATGCCGAGAGGTATCTCGGTTTACTAGAGGCAAACGATGAGGATGATTCTTTGCCAGCTCTTAGAACATATGAAGTCGATACCAAATCTGGTGTGGGCATGTGTGAACTGAGAGGTATGAAATACATCATTGTTGAACCTGACGACATTATTGTTCCCCCACGATCTTATGATAATCTTCAAGACGATTAAATGGAAAAACTTTCTTTCCACTGGAAACCAGTTCACTGAAGTTTCTCTTACTGACACTAAGAGTAGTTTGATTGTGGGAGCTAACGGTGCTGGTAAGTCAACCATTCTAGATGCCCTCACATTTTCTCTCTTTGGTAAACCATTCAGAAAGATTAACAAACCACAACTACTGAACTCAATCAATCAATCTGATTGTGTAGTTGAAATTACTTTTGATATTGGTAGGAATAAATACAAAGTGATTCGTGGTATTAAACCTGCGAAGTTTGAAATCTATCAGAATGGAGCACTGCTCGACCAGAACGCTTCTGCTGCAGACCAGCAAAAGAATTTTGAGCAGACCATTCTCAAAATGAATTACAAATCATTTACTCAGATTGTGGTGCTCGGGTCATCTACCTTTGTGCCATTCATGCGTCTTCCGTTGGCAGCTCGTAGAGAAATCATCGAAGACATTCTTGACATTCAAATCTTCTCAACCATGAATGTCAACCTCAAAGAAAAAATTAAAGTAATTAACGACGAACTTAAAGACCACGAATATAAACTCTCGCTTGTCAAAGAGAAGATTGACATGCAAAAGCAGTTTATGCTTGATATCGAAAAAAAGAATAAAGAAGATATTCAAGTCAAAGAGAATAAGAAAGAAACACTTTTGGGTGAGGCTCTAAATTATGAGACACAAATCCTCGATAACGACAAAGAAATTTACATTAAGACCTCTGCCATTTCAGACACGTCGAAAGTTAAAGCAACGATCGCTAAGGTTGATTCGCTCAAGAACAAGATTACAACCAAGCAAAAGTCATATCATAAAGAAAAAGTATTCTTTCAACAGAATGATTCATGCCCAACATGCGGGCAGTCGATTGAGGAACATTTTAAACAAGAAAAGATCCAGATTCTCTCGGATAAACTTACTGAGGTGGAGAAAGCTATGTCTGATTTGGGACAACAACTTTCCGACCTCCAAAGTCAAGAAGCTACCTTTATTCTTTTGATTGATGAAATAAACGAACTCAATCTAAAGAACAGACAATTAAAGAATGACATTAACTCACTTCATAGAAGAATTGAGGAACTGGACGACGACATCGGAAAACTGCGGGATTCAAATGTCAGTCAACGGGAGCAGTTTTCGATTCTTAAATCACTCGACGAGGAAGGAAAGCGATTCCAAGAAACGATTTCGGAAACGAAAGAAGAAAAAGATTGCCTCCTTACAGCAGCGCAGCTCCTTAAAGACTCGGGCATCAAAACGAGAATCATCAAAAAATACCTCCCAACGATGAATAAACTCATCAATGATTACCTCGACAAGATGGAGTTCTCTGCTTCATTCATGCTTGATGAAAACTTTGAAGAAGTAATCAAATCACGATATAGGGATGAGTTCAGTTATGAATCTTTCAGTGAAGGAGAAAAGGCTAGGATTGATATCGCTCTGTTGCTTACTTGGCGTTCTGTTGCTAAACTTAAGAATAGTGTCGATACTAATCTACTTATCCTAGACGAAATCTTTGACGGGTCGCTAGACCAATCTGGCAATAGCGACCTCGGATGGATTCTTAAAACCTTTGATGACAAAACCAATGTGTTTGTTATCTCTCACCGCGACAATATGGCAGACAAGTTTGACCGCTGCCTCAGATTTGAGAAGCATAAGAACTTCTCATACGTCACGGAAGAAGTATCAGACTAGCTTAAGGGGGGTTGCTTCGGCGCCCCCTTTGCTGTATAGTTGATTCATCAACGAAAGAGACCCATGTTAAACGTCGAAGTCAAGGGCAACCTCGCTCGCCTGCTCGCCACTGAGAACCTGATTGTAGAGCACCGCCCTGTTGAGACGGCGATGTTTAACATCAAGGACCGTGTGCTGACCCTGCCTATGTGGGAGAAAGCATCCGCCAACGTGTACGATATGCTGGTGGGTCACGAAGTCGGTCATGCTCTGTATACCCCTGACAAGTGGGGTCAAGATTATGGCATCCCTCAGTCTTACCTGAATGTGTGTGAGGATGCTCGCATCGAGAAACTCATGAAGCGTAAGTTTCCTGGTCTTGCTCGCAACTTCTACACTGGTTACAAAGAGCTTGCCGATGAAGATTTCTTCGGTATCGGTGAGCGTGGCATGGATACCTACACTCTGATTGACCGTATCAATCTTTACTTCAAGATTGGTATTCACGCTGGTGAGGTATTCCAATGGAATCCTGAAGAGAAAGTGTTGGTAGATATGGTTGCCAATGCTGAGACCTTTGAGGATGTTGTGGAAGCTGCTACCAAAATCC